AGCAAGAGGGTCGCCAGACCAGCACCCCAGAGCCAGAGGAGATCGAGACAGACGACGACCTCGTGGACGAGCCTGCTGACGAGCCTGATCTGGATATCGCAGACGACGAGAGCGAGGACGACTGATGCCCACATTCATCCACGGTAAAGGTACGAGCGTCCTGCTGGACGAGTTCGACCTCTCCACCTACTTCAACTCTGCTGATGTCGCCATGTCGACTGACACAGCAGAAACCACAGCCTTCGGCCAGTCTTCGAAGTCATATCTAGTCGGCCTGCGTGACGGCACACTCTCCCTCTCTGGGATGTGGGCAGCAGACACAGATGGCTCAGACGAAGAACTATCAGCCATTCTCGGCGCAGCGACCACACCAGTCGTGACCGTCCAGTACAACTCTGGAACGATCGGTAACCGTGCGACGCTCGCCAAAGCACACGAGACCTCATACTCGATCTCGTCACCAGTCGCAGACATCGTCACCATCACCGCAGACTTCAATGCATCGACAGATGGCACAGCCAATCTGACGCTGAGCATCGCACAAGGAGTCCAGCTGACTGCTGGCTCATCCATAGCGTTCGGCTCACTCGGCGATCTGGCATCAGTCAACAACACCGCGTCGTCAGCCAACGGTGGCATGGGCAATCTCCATGTGACAGCGAACACGCTGGACGCAGCCTGCACGATCAAGATCCAAGACTCAGCAGACGACGCGACGTTCGCTGATCTCATTACATTCTCAGCGGTCTCGTCATCGACGGCGACCTCAGAGCAGAAGGCGGTCACCGGGACCGTCGCCCAGTACCTCCGGGCCACGGCATCGTCCGCGGCGACATCCGGTTCCATCACCTTCCATGTGGCGTTTGCACGCTACTGATTTACTAGGAGACACACAGCCATGCCCACCTTTGTTCACGGCAAATCCACTCACTTCGAGATCGACGACACTGGCGGCACCAGCCGCGACATCAGCGACACGCTGACCTCAGTCGACTTCCCAGAGACCATCGACACCGCAGAGACAACTGCTTTCGGTGCGACCTCCAAGTCGTACATCGTCGGTCTGCGTGATGCGACGCTCTCAGTCTCAGGCATCTGGGACGCAACTGTCGACGGCTACTTCATCGGCACAGAGCCTGCCAGCCGCACGTTCATCTACGGCCCTGCTGGTGACACCGGTGGCAACGTCAAGTACACGGGCGAGGCCATCCTCACCTCATTCTCAATCTCCAATCCAGTCGGTGATGTCGTCACCTACTCCGCTGACTTCCAGGTCACCGGAGATGTGACTCGCACCACCTTCTGATCCCCACCACAACTGACAAGGAGTGACCACAGTGTCCATCAGAGACAAAATCAAGCAATCACAGGATCAGCGTGGCGAGACCATGCAGATCCCAGAGTGGGATGTGACCGTGGAGGTGCGCTCAATGAGCGCACGCCAACGCGCCCAGATGCAGAACTACGTAGGAGACGACGATCAGACTGCAGGAGAACGGCAGGAGGCTCTTTGGGGCTTCCTGCTGACCTCGTGTGTCTACGATCCAGAGACTGGCGACCCTGTGTTCTCAGACGGAGACATGGAGTGGCTGCTGGAGGACAAGTCGTTCGCTGTGATCGACAGGCTCACCAGCAAGTGTCTCAGCGTGTCAGCGGTCGGTGCTGACGCTGTGGATGACGCGGGAAAAGACTCCTCGGATTCCCAGACGAACGAGGAGTAACCCATCCGGAACGCAGGTTCGTATTCAGCCTCGCACGAGAGTTGGGCATGACTGTCAGCGAGCTGGAGACACGCATGACGAGCGCAGAGCTCGTCGAGTGGATGGCTCTCTACAAACTGGAGGCAGCAGAAAGAGATCACCAGCAGCAGGTGGCAAAGCAACGGAGCAAGAGAAGGCGGTAGGACATGGCTGATGCAGTCGTAGGCAGGATCAAAGCTGTCGTTACTGCTGACGCTACTGGGCTGACCTCCAGTCTCGACAGAGCCACCAGCAAACTCAAGACGTTCGGTGACAATGCGACGAGGGTGGGTCGTACTCTCACGACCCGGCTGACGCTCCCTCTGGTGGGAGTGGGTGTCGCAGCAGTCAAGACTGCTTCTGACTTTGAGAGGTCGATGACCTCCATCACAGCACTCGTCGGTGTCGCCCGTGACGAGGTCAAGCGCATGGAGACAGGTGTGCGCTCGATGGCTGTCCAGTTCGGCAAGAGTGGATCTGAGGCAGCCAACGCCCTGTTCTTTATCACCTCTGCTGGTCTGCGTGGATCTGTAGCGACAGACACCCTCGCAGCGTCACTCAAAGCGTCAGCGATCGGTCTGGGTGACACAGCCACCATCGCAGACCTCGCCACCTCTGCGCTCAACGCCTACGGTGCGGACGTTCTGTCTGCTGCACAGGCGACAGACGTAATGACTGCCACGGTGCGTGAAGGCAAGCTGGAGGCCAGCGAGCTCGCAGGCTCTATGGGTCGAGTGCTGCCTCTCGCATCAGCGATGGGTGTGGAGTTCAACGAGGTGGGTGCAGCGTTCGCTGCTCTGTCTCGTACTGGCACAAACGCAGCAGAGGCAGCCACCCAGATCCGTGGCATCCTCTCGTCGCTGTTGCGACCCACCAAACAGGCAGAGGATGCTCTCACAGGGATGGGACTCTCCTCAGAGGGTCTACGGAAGCAGATCCAGGAGGAGGGACTGCTCTCGACACTCAAGACGCTCGCTGATGAGTTCGCTGGCAACGAGGCAGCAGCAGCATCGGTGTTCGGCAACATCCGTGCGCTGTCTGGTGTGCTCGACCTCATGGGAGCCAACGTCGCTACGACAGAGGCGATCTTTGCGTCGATGACAGACACGACTGGAGCCGTCGACGCAGCGTTTGCAGAGGTATCACAGACAGCATCGTTCCAGTTCCAGCAGGCGATGGCGCAGACAAAGGACAGCCTGCTGACACTCGGTCAAGAGTTGATGCCTATGGTGACTGATGCTCTAGAGCTCGTCGTCGGTGCGATCAGATCAGTCACAGACACATTCAGCAATATGTCTGATGGCACGAAACAGATCGTGACCTCCCTAATGGGTGTCGCTGCTATTGCTGGCCCGGTGGCTCTCGGTATCGGTGCGATATCGAAGGCTCTGGTCGCTCTGCGTGCTGCGAACCCGTGGGTGTTGGCGTTGACTACAGCGTTCACCGGTCTAGGCATCGTGCTGGGGTCGTACTACAACAACGCTCGTGAGGCGAAGGATCGACAGGAGAGCCTGACCCAAGCGTTCCGTGACGCTGGAGATCCAGCGACGACGGTGACTGACCGCCTGTCGGCCATCGCAGACTCAATGGGTTTGATCTCTGCAGCAGAGCCGAAAGCAGAAGCTGACTTCTCTGAGTTCATGGCTGGGGTCGTCCTGCAGTCAGAGATCGCAAAGAACGAGGTCACGAGTGCGTTCCAAACTTTGGGTGACGACTCTCGTGCAGCGATTGAGTCGTTTGTCGATGCTGGTGGCGACGCATTCACAGAGTTCATCACAGGCGCAAACGACATCGAGACTGCTCTCGCCAATATCGAAGATGCAGCCTTGTTCGGTGAGGGTGCTGTCGCTGACTTTGCGCTGGATCTGATGAACGCTGGCGACATCGCCAATATGACGTTCGACGATCTACTAGGAGTCGTCGATGCGATCCAGAAGACTGCTGACGCACAGGCAGATCATCGTGCAGACGTAGAGGCGACCAACAAGGAGTACATCGAGTCCGGGCAGATCTACGAGGACTTTGGGCATATCCTCGGAGATACAGTCGTCGCTGGCTATGTCGCAGCAGCAGAGGAGTCTGGCAACTACACCGATGAGCTGATCCGGCTCGATAGGTCGCTTGGGTATGCCATCGCAGAACTGGGTGTCGCAGAGGGATACACACGAGATCTCGAAGCAGCGACCGCTGCACTCGTCGGTTCGACTGATGTGGTCAGCGGCACGATTGACGATATGGGATACGCTCTGCTCAGAGCAGGCGAGATTCTGGGCTACGACATCGAGCAGACACAGGGACTCGTGCAGGCACTCGGCATCCTCGATCGGCTGTCGCCAGAGGTGCGTGTCGCTCTAGGGCTGGAGGTCGAAGGCGGTCAGCAAGTGCTCGCTCTCATCGACCAGTTGCTCAGTATGGAGATGAGCAAGTTCGGTGGCCGCTTCGGTCCAGAGTTCTTTGATGCCAACCCTGCGATCCAGCAACTCGTCGAACTGAGGTATGCGCTATCGCAGGCTCTCGCCAATCCGCAGTCAGTATCAGGCGGTGGTGGTGGTGGCGGTGGCGGTGGATCGTCGCCTGCGTCGGAGGCCATCGATGAGGTCGCTCGTGCAGCAGAGGAGGCTCAGCGACAAGCAGACCAACTCAGCCGTGCAGTCGCCCAGCTCGGTGAGTCGTTCATGGGTCGTGACTTCTCTGAGACCCTGTTTGGCGCATCACCAGATGAGATCGCCAACATCTTTGAGGATCTGGTGGGCGAGCTGGATCGTCTCGGTCTAGTGACTGAGGAGAACGGACCGGCGATCATCGCTCTCGGCGAGCAGTTCAAAGCAGCAGCGAGCGCAGCTGAGGAACTACAAGAGGCGACAGAGGCTCTAGCAGCAGCACAGGACGAACTGGCTCGACGCGAGAAGGTGCTGTCTGATCTCAGAGATGAGTACGCATCATTCCGAGATGAGTTCGTGTCTGGTGGCAAACAGTTTAAGATCGCTGGCGACAAAGATCCTCTGTCGATTGCTCTGCGAGGCATCGAAAAGAACCTGCCAAAACTACGGGCAGCACAGAACGAGCTGGACAGACTCAAGAGTGAGAAGGGTTCATATCAGCAGCAAGTGCAAGATATGTTCGCACCTGGGCTGTCGCCTGACACAAACGTCATGGCACAGACCCAGCGTCTGCTGGGACAAGCCAGAGAGTTCCGCGACAACCTCATCAAACTGCGGGACAAAGGATTCCCACCAGATGTCCTCGCAGAGGTCGTCAACGCAGGTCTGCAAGGTGGTGCTCGACTTGGGCGACATCTGCTGCGTATGGGAACGGGCGAAATGTCCGAGTTCCTACAGATGCGTGACGAGATCTCTCGTATCGGTGCTCAGACAGCGAAGGTTGCTGGCGAGGTCATCTTCGGTGCAGACATCGCTGGCGCACAGGGCGAGGTCGACAGGCTCGTCGGTGTCGTGGATCGTCTGTACAAGAATGCGATCAACGAGGCACGCAAAGATGTAGAGCAGGGCAAGTCTGCTGTGGACAGCCTCACAGAGGCACTACAGGCAGCCACAGCGCAGATGGCGACTCTCGTCGACAACATCCAAGTCAATCTGTTCAACGCTTTCAACAACTTCCTATCAAAGATCGGTGGAGAGGTCGCCACTCTCACGGGTACGCCGTACGAGATGGCTGTCAATATCGATCTGACTGCTATCGACCGGTTGACGAATCTCATCGCAGATGTGACAGACACGACTGCTCCTGCGCCGACACCTGCTCCAGGTGGTGGCGGTGGCGGCGGTGGTGGCGGTGGATCTGTACCCGCACCAGCACCTGCGCCAGCTCCAGAGCAGACATACACAGTCAAGAGTGGCGACGGCCCGTATCGCATCATCGCTGCGCTCACAGGCTCAGCATCTGGATGGGCGAGCAAAGGCAAGAAACTGTGGGAGCACAATGGGCTGTTCTGGCGGTCGTCGTCAGACTGGCAGACGATCCATCCCGGGATGGTGCTGCGTGTCCCTGCTCTAGCAAAGGGTGGGAAGGCTCGTGGAGGTATGCCACACCTCGTCGGCGAGATGGGACCGGAACTGTTTGTTCCAGAGTCCTCTGGATATGTCGTACCCAATCATGCTCTAGGCGGTGGAGAGACCACAGTCAACGTCACGATCAACACCCATGCTGGTATGCGCCCAGAGGACATCGTGCGAGAGATCGAGAAGTACACCCGTCGTCGTGGGAATCTGTCTATCCCAACTGTGAACACTCGCAGGTTCTGACCGATGGCTATCTATGTGGAATGGGAGTTCTACATGGGGTCGTTCGCCACCGCGGGAACCCAGGTAGCGACAGATGGCATCCCTGACGCAGCGATTGACTTTACCTCTCGTGCTCGACAGATGGAGGTCACAGCCAGCGTACAGATAGGCAAAGTTGGGAGTTCGTCTGCGAGCGTGCGTATCGACAACTCTGATGGTGCGTTTACACCGTTCGGTGGTGGCACATACGAAGACTGGGACTGGCTGGCAAACCCCATTTACATACGAGCAAAGACTGGGACTAATCCTGCGTCGCTCAGCGATCAGATTCCGCTGTTTATCGGGGTCGTCTCTGATGTCAGATACTACGACGATGGGTTCTCCTCATACATCGACATCTCTGCTGATGATGCCTACACGCTGATTGCTCGTACCACAGCAGACAGCGAGTTCGACAACATCGGTGCAGCGACTGTGCTCCCAGACATAGCGACCACCCTCTGGAACAACTACACACCGTCTGGCTCCATACCAGCATTCGGTTCTGACTTTACGTACTACACCGCCTACGACACTGTCATACCGCTGGGCTACACACGCACTGGATCGTTTGCTGGCACGACCGGCGAGGATCTGGAACTCATCGTCGAAGTCGGCGAGTTTGTAGGTGACGCTCTCGCAGAGATGGCAGCCGCAGAACATGGTGTCATCTTGCCTATGCGAATGGATTTCGATTTCGTGTTCGGGTTCCCACCGTTTGGGTCGTTGCGATACGAGCACGGCATGATCGCCCGCGACTGGCTCTGGACAGGATCAAGCGCAGGACTCGCCACAGCTGAATACGAGTTCGTCGAAGGTACACCTACTGCGGCACAGATGCCATTCATCCGTCCACAGGTGGGCTTCAATATCGACCAGATCATCAACGAGGCTGCTGCGACTGTCGCTGGCGGTATCACTCAGTCAGCGTCTGGAACGAGCGTCGCAACATACGGGCCACGCTCAGTGGAGTTGTCCAATCTACCGATGGGATTCGACACGCAGGCTCTGGAGCTCGCTGAGCATCTGGTCACTCGCTACGACTCAGTCGAATACTTTGTGCAGTCAGTCACGGTGACAGGTGGGATGATCCGTGACAAGTGCGCTGACGCTGCACTCTCTGTAGTCAACGACCTAGTGACACAGACACGAGTGAACAATGTGAACTTGACAAACCCGGGTCGCCTCGTCGGACCGCTATTCCATCCTGCACACATTGAGTTCACTGGTGCAGGAGGTGTCACCCTCGATAGTCGCGTCGCCTTCCAACAGGTGTCGTACACGATCACTCCTACGGACTGGGAGGTCACGTTGGGTGACGGTCGTGACGCTGTCTCCACCTATGGGTTCGTGCTGGGTCTCGACGACTACGGCGTGCTGGGGACAAACAAGGTGGCGTAATGGCGATAGCGACCGACTGGAAGGTACTTGCTGCTCGCCCACAGCCAGACAGCAACATGACCGTGACTGGTGGCGTACCTGACGAGCGATTCGACCTCACCCCATACATCAAAGGTTTGGACTTCGTGCAAGAGATCGAGTATGGGCAACTCGGCTCTGGCGTGTTGACGATGACGCTAGAGAACTCCACTGGCGGGTTCACACCACAGCAGTACGACGACGAGTTCGCATACGACTCTGACCGGTTCTACAACAACGGGCTGAACTGGTTCGACACATGGCTGGTCTATCTGCAGGGCTTCGCTGATACTGGTCCTGGTACGACTCTCGCATCGCAGTATGCGCTCATCCCCACCGATGTTGACTTCACAGATGATGGATATCAGTCGACGATCACTGTGACAGCAATGGACTACACAGTCTGGCTTGAACGCAACGCTCTCGCGGAGCTGGCGATCTCTGGTGCTAATAGCCGGGTCGTGCTGAACACGCTGCTGGAGCAGCACACCCAAGCGTTCGGTGCGAACGAGTACGACATACCTATCCCTCCTTCGGGCGTGCAGATCGAGTACGGCGACACAGACCTCACGTTCCCTGACGGTGTGTCTGTCGCTGAGGTGTGGGCGCAGATCGCCGCTAACGAGGAACTGTTGATCTTCCCTGTGTACGTCGGTTCATATTTCTCATTCCCGTTTATCAGTACGACGCTTGTGTCAATGATCGTCCGCATCATCACCACCGAGTCGCTGTACCGCTCTGACGATGTCCTGAGATTTAGCGATCCGTCAACCATCGCTGCTGGTCGTGACGATGGGCTGGGTGGCACGATCTACGACCTGTTGCCGTTTCGTGACCTCCAGTTCGGGACGACAACAGACAGGCTGACAACGCAGGCACACATGGCGAACAGTTCTGCTGTGTCCTCGACCTCAACGAACACGACAAGCACAGCGACGTATGGTACGCGTGGCGCACGTTTCAGTGATCTACCTCCCACAATCGTCACATCGGGTACACAGCAGGACTATCTCGATGAGAAGGCTCTGACGCTCACGACATGGTGGGACACGGTGGAGAACTATGTCGAAGGCATTGAGATCAGCGAAGGCATGGTGGAGCAGTTCTGTGACGACGATGCTCTCACCTCTGTGCAACGTCTGTTCCAGGACGGACTGTTCTTTGTGACCTTGATCGACATACTCGGAGCTGGTGGAACGAACACGCAGGCGAGCAACACCTTCCTGCGGTCGGTGCTCTCAATCACGCCTCGTGGCTGGGTGATACGGTTGGAACGCGGCATCGGTTCGACATCGGGTTTCGGGTTACGGCTCGACGATGAGGAGATCGGTGTGTTGGACGAGAACAGGGTCGGTGCGCCGACTAGGAGATAGAAGGACGAGAGATGCCATACCCATTCACTAACGGAGATGTGCTCACGCACAGCGACATGAACGCTGTCGGCTTGCACCTCATCACGCCGTCATCTGTTACTGGTGGCACGCTCTCAGGTGCGACTGCAAACATCGGTAGCGGTGTCACCTCTGTTCGTGTTGACGGTGTGTTCTCCGCAGACTTTGAGAACTACCGGGTCGTCATCACGAATCCCGATGCCTCCACAGGTTCCGGCGTGGAACTCCGTTTCGGGCTGGGGTCTGCGGCGGCTTCGTATTACGGCTACACATGGGGCTACATTTACACCGGCACGGCTATCTCATACGCAAGAAGTGCCTCGTCAACACCGTGGACTGTTGGACATACATCGACTTCACAGAACTCGCTTACGACTGTTGACGTAGCCACGCCATTTGAGAGCAGTCGCTACACAACAATCACGACTGTCTCCAGCGGTTCGTCGTACCAACTGGTCGGCGGTGGCTCACACGCTGTCAACGTGAGTCACACAGCGTTGACTCTTTACATAGGAGCAGGCACGTTCAATGGCATCGGCACGATCCGTGTCTACGGCTACAGCAACGGGTGAGGTAACAGCATGACATTCACAGCACGACAGGTGTTGACAGCTGCACAGTTGAACGACCTGTCGATTGACACGCTGACCACGAGTGGCACGGTCACGATCGGCGGGTTCAGTCTGCCAGCGGTTGACGGCTCCGCAGATCAGGTGCTCGTCACGAACGGCTCAGGCACTGTCACATGGCAAGACCAGTCAGGCGGTGGTGGTACTCCCGGTGGTAGCGACGGTCAGGTTCAGTACAACAACGGTGGAGCGTTCGGCGGTGCGTCCGGTCTCTACTATCAGGACTCAACTGGCAACGTCGGTATCGGCACAACGACACCTAGCGTGGCCTTGCATGTCAACGGAGAAGACGGGGTGAACATCCCTATGTATGTGACTTCTACCGACACCGTAGCGGGTATTGCATTGTCTGACGGAGACTCAACTTCTGCGACGAAAGTGATTATTGCGGCAGTAGGAGACGACATGCGACTCAATGCTGGCGGAGCGGAGCGTATGCGTATTGACTCCAACGGCAATGTCGGTATCGGTACAGCGTCACCATCGGTTGCTCTTGATGTTGCAGGTCAGATCAACGCTGACGGATTCATCACCATCGGGGCGTCAAGCACAACTGAAGGTGGCGAGATACGTCTTGATGGCGGTACGTCGTATTCAGCGAACTACGCTCGCATCGACCGCTACGGAAACAACCTGCTCCGTTTCATGGATCAGTCAGCGGTTCGGATGTCGCTTGACATCACCAACGGCAATCTCACCCTTAACGGAGATTTGACAGGAACGTCGAACACCAACTTCTTTGTCGGTAACGACTCCAACGAACGCATCTTGTTCCAAGAGTCAAGTAACCAACTGTTCTTCATGACGAACAATACGTATCGTGCGTACTTCACTAGTGTTGGCCACTTCGTGCCGTATGCGGACAGCAGTTACACTCTCGGAACGTCCAGTTTGCGTTGGGGCTACCTGTACGCCGACAGCGTGAACTGTGCGACGCTCATAGATGTGAACTGGGTACGGAACACGAACGGCAACTTCCTCGCACTAGAGGGAGGCGATGGGTGGGATCTCGGCAATAACGCCTCTGGTGAGTATGTGTGGGTCGCAGCAGAGAGTGGTCTGATGATCGTCTCGTCAGACGCAAACAGCACCAGCTGGGCGAACCGTAATCAGATACGCATTACACCCGAAGGCGGTATCAACGAACGCCTCCGGATTCACGGCGGTCTAGAGGTTGAAGGGCCGGACGGTGGCATGGTGATGCGCTACTGGCAAGCAAACTCTGCTTACGGCATGATCGGCACAGCGAACATGGGGAGCAACGAATACGCTTTGTTGACTGATGGGGTAAATACGTTCATCTCAGGTGGTGCTGGTGGCTCAGTTCATCTTCGAGGCGGTAACAACGATGCGACACCTCAGTTGGTTGTCAGCAATAGTGCCATCACTTGTGACAACGCTGACCTGACTATTGACCTCTCAATCAGCCAGAACGGGACTGGTGGCGTGAACAACTTTTACGCAGAATCAAAGTTCAGGTATGTGTCCACATCTAATGACTGGTCAGCACAGCCCGTGCAGGAAATATCCTCACAGGACATCGGCTACGCCACAAGGTCGTTGGACTCGGACACTCACACGGGTCAACTTCGAGCCGCCTCCACGACTTGGTATCTGCGGAACCATAACGACGGCTCGTATTGGTACTGCGCCGCCATCATCTCGAACCAGTCGTCCCGCCGTATGAAGCAGGACATCGAAACGTGGGGGCACATGAAGCCTTTGTCGTCAGCGGTGAACGCCGACTACGACACGACAGCGACCGACCTCGTTCGACAACTGCGACCCGTTTCATTCCGTTTCAATAAACAAGACCACCTTCCCCGCGACCTACCGGGCGAACGCCGCCAAGAGGCTCTCGACAGACTCAACCGAATCAGGCTCGCTCGGGGCGAGAAAATGTTTGACAGCGAAGAAGCAATCCACGAATGCGGTCGTGACTGCGACCACTCGGTCGAAGACCCGTGCGTTCTCTACCAACAATGGAACCGAGGCACCATCGGATTCATCGCCGAGGAAGTTGGCGAGGTCATTCCTGAAGCCACCGATATCGACGTTCGGCCTCGCTCCCCTACGCAAGGACAGAACACCGCAATCGACGGTCTCGCTCTCACGGCCATCCTCACCAAAGCAATGCAGGAGATTGACGCACGCCTATCTGCGTTAGAATCAGCAGCATGAGTGACGCAAAGACCATTGACCCGCAAACTGTTCTCGCTGTGTTGCAACAGCGATTCCCTCGTGAGTACGAAATCTGTTTACAGGCTGCGTACATCTCGAACCTAGAGAACTCACTCGCAGAGAAAGACAGCGACGATGCCGACGAACTTTCCGGGTAGCGCAGACTCGTTCACCAACCCGTCGTCCAGCGACTCGATGGCGACGGTGTCGCACGCAGGTCAGCACACCGACATCAACGATGCTGTCGAAGCGATCGAGACTGCCCTGCTGGATGGTGCGCCGTTACATATCGACGACGCAAACGAGCGTGTGGGTATCGGTACGACCTCACCGCAGGTGGAGTTACAGGTGGCTGGCACAGTCAAAGCCAGCGACCTCGTTGGTGATGTGACAGCAGTCTCTGTGTCAACGACGAACCTAACGGTGGATGGTGCTGGATACGGCCTCGTCACTATCTGTCGCAACTCGTTCAGCGTTCCCACCTCGACTAATACGACGATAGGATTCAGCACAGAACTCGTAGACGTAGCAGGGTGGCATCCAGCTGGCACATCAGCAAATATCACACCCGACATTGACGGCATCTATCTCATTACGGCTAACGCTCAATCTGTGGACAGCGCAAACCGTGCGCTCATCAACCTGTACGTCGCTGGCAGTATCGTTGCGTCACAGGACAACAACTCTGGCGGGTTTGACCTCTCACTAGCCATTCACTACCCAATCACCGCGGGCCAGAACGTGTCTATCGTTGCGTGGCAGAACAGCGGTAGCACAAAGACACCTACCTTCACGCTAGGCGTACACCTCATCCGCACTACCTGACGAGCGTAAGCCGAGAACGACCTATCAGCCTGATCTGTTAGCGTCTGGACTCATGTTCAAGACGACGTTTATCAAAGACGCTGTCGAGCGTGCAGTCGCCACGTTCGCTCAGACACTCGTGGCTCTCGTAGGTACTGACGCTGTCGACATCCTGTCTGTGGGTCTCGGTGACTCGCTGAAGGCTGCTGGTGTCGCTGCTGGCCTGTCACTCGTCAAGTCGTTCGCTGCTGCGAAGGGACCGATCGGTGACTCCTCTGCATCAGCTGTGAACCTGGAGAGCTGAGCGATGGCGAATCGCAAATACACAGGCTGGGACGGTGACGCATCTGGTCGTCGAGCTGGGACAGAGAAGCTGATCCAGCTGATCTCTGCTCATAGCGGTCGCAAACTCTGGAACAACGGTTCGTGGGGAGTGCGAGCCAAGCGTGGCAAGAGTAGCCCTAGCGTGCATGGCACCGGACGGGCGTTCGATCTGTCGTGGCGCAAGATGGGTGAGACTCGTGGCTCTGGACGCTACGCAGATGCACGAGCGATTATGGATCTGCTCACCACACCAGAGGTCGCAGAGGCTCTGGAGATCGAAGCCGTGTTCGACTACTGGAACGCTGACGGTCCACACGGTCGTGGATGGAAGTGTGATCGTGCAGCATGGCAGGTGTACGACAAGAAGGCGTTCTCTGGTGTTCCAGGTGATTGGATCCATGTCGAGATATCGAATCGCTGGGCTGATAGTCCTGCTGACATCGAGCGCATCTGGAACGCTGTGATTGCCGGGGAGCTTGTCGCTGCTCCAGCTCCACAGCCTGCACCAGAGCCTGCGCCACAGCCTGAGGTGGACATCCCTCAGTACACCAAGACAGTCAAGCGTGGATCTCGTGGCGATGTCGTGAGAGCAGTCCAGCAGCGTCTCGCTGATCTGGGTTATGAGAACAGCAGCGGATCCAAGCGGATTGTTGTCGACGGGCGATTCGGTCCGAATACTGAGCGCAGGGTGAAGGACTTCCAGTCTGACCATCCATGTCCTCCAGTAGATGGGATCGTCGGACCTAAGACCTGGGCTGCGCTACACGAGAAGTGATCTCACGCGCATGTGCTCATGTGGCCCGTGCGCTCTGGGTGACGCTCCTAGTCATCGCATGGATGGCTCCTGCGCCTGTGAGCGCAGCGTCCTACACGGTCACAGCAGAGTCTGACTGGTACTTCTCCATCGAGCAGGATCAGACGCTCGTCATCATCTATGGCAACAGTAACCAGTCGTGCGAAGAGGTAGCAGTTGACCCATACCTATGGCTGTATGACGACAAAGACACGCTGGTCGCATACGACGACGACGGCAACTTCAACGAGCAAGACCAGTGCGTGTCGTCGAAGATTTACACGACGCTGGATGCTGGCGACTACCGCCTCCGCGCAGGCTACTACCCTGAGCAGTTAGGGCTTGGAAACACGCCTGAGTGGGGGACTGGCGAGTATGAGCTGAAGTATGACTCGACGCTGACATCTGACGCTGCGCCAGAGCCTGCGACGACGACCAGCACTACATCGACATCGACGACAACAACGACCAGCACCACCACGACATCCACCACCACGACGACGAGCACGACCTCCACGACTACGACGACGCTGCCACCAACCACTACGACCTCCACGACCATCGCACCCACCACCAGCACCACGAGCACCACGACGACGACATGGCCTTCTACGACGACAACCACCACCTCGGTTCCTGCACCGGCACCGACAACTGTCCCTTCATCCACGACGACGACCACCGTCGCCACCACCACGACGACAGCACCACCCACGACGACGACGAGTAGCACCACGACGACGACGAGTAGCACCACGACGACGACGAGTAGCACCACGACGACGACATCTACGACAGAGCCACCACCACCTGCGACTACCGTGGTGACATCGACATCGACGCTTCCACCCACGACGACTACCTCGACCACGACGACGACGCTCCCAGCGACGACTACATCGTCATCTACGACACCGTCGTCCACCACGACGGTTGCTCCCACGACATCTCAGCCTGCGACGACTGTCCCCACGACCACAGTCCTCCTCTCCGGCATCGCTACCATCGATGAGCTGATCGCCTCACCAGAGGACATCACCACAGACGACATCATCGCTATCGCAGACACAGTCGATCTGGAAGATCTCTCACCAGCAGTCGTGCGTGAGATCGTCGACGCGGTGCAGGACGCTCCAGATGATGTACGAGAGACATTTGAGGACGAGATCAATATCTATTCGGGTCTCCTCGACGAATATGTGCCACTCGGCTCCAACGTGACGGTCGCTCAGCGTCGTACCATTGTGGTAGTAACTGCTGCTGTCGCATCGCCTGTGGCGGTCACTCCATCGAGACGACGACCCAGGTGACACATGAGACTGCTCCGCTACATCACTGAACAAGCGTGGACGCTCGCAGGCACAGGTCTCGTCCTCATCACGCTGTCTGGATCGACACGCTCAGCCGGGATCTGGATCTCTATCGCAGCGACAGCACTACATCTCGTGTCCTACTTCTTGCCAGAGGACGACGCATGACACGCACCAAGACACGAGGCGAGTGGCGTATCGTTGATGGTCGTCGTATCTGGTGGGTGACGATCCTCCCACAGGATGACGAGTCGTGATGCTCCATCTTGCGTTCCGCATCGGCGCAGTCTTTGCGTACTCCTCGATGGCGATCATCGGTGGCGCATCGATCATCGGTGGCATACCTGTCTGGAAGGCAGCGTTTCTGGCTGGTATCTCAGCCACAGCCCAGGTGATTGAGCGACTAGCTCGTGCCTACGCAGACGATGGAGTCATCACTCGTGAGGAGATCGACGAGGCATTTGGCTCACGGCTGGCAGACCACTACGACCACGAGACAGAGGTGTGATGTGGATCCGTGGTGGGTGCCTCTCGCTGTAGCGACGATCACAGGACCGATAGTGGTGCTGATGCGTCGATTCGATAGGCGCAATACAGAACAGCATGATCGAAACATGGAGGCTCTGCAGCGCATCGATAGATCTGTGGAGCATGTCGCTGGGCAGATAGATCGCATAGATGAGCGACTAGATGACCACATCGACTGGCATCTGAGAGGCGATGAGCGATCATCTCGCTCCAAGTCTGCCTAGTCGCTACTGCCCACCATGTGAGGTGATGTGGGCGCATGAGATGAGCGATGAGTGCTGGCTGTGTGGCTCTGTAGGGGAGCCTCCACCTCCTCCACAAACGACAGAGGAGCGTGCCCAGCAGACTGTGGACACGCTCCTCTCGCTCAGATAGCGATGGTGTGGGAGGTCAGAATGTGACCATCCCATCCCATGACTGCATATCTACTTGGTCGCTGATATCTGAGGCGAGGAGTTGCCACTCATACTCGTCGCCCAGCAAGATGCTGGTGAGAGCATTTATCTGCTCCAGCAGAGAGTTGCGCTCAGACACATACGATGCGACGACTGAGGATTTCTCCATGATCTGGACTTGACTGCCCAGCGTCGATGGAGAGCAGTAGTAGTGACCCATCTCTAGATCTGAGGTGATCTTGGACAGTTGCTTCTGGATTTCGCACGTTGCCTCATGTGCGTACTTGCTCTTCTTGTGGAACTCACGCACCAGTCTGAGGATCTGCTCTGCGATCTTCTTCTGTGTGTAGTCCTTGCTCTCTTTGGCGATCTCTGAGATGCGTCCAATCTGGCTCATCGTGCCACCTCCACATGCATGACAAAGCGTCCCATGAAGCCACAGTCGTTGCGAGTGACGCTGACGAGATCTGTGTCAGCGAGACCAGCGAGTGCGTTCTCCATCCACTCGACGACTATCACCTGCGAGCGACGGAACTCTGCGACCGTCTCGACCGTGGTGGTCATCTCTGTACCCTGCGATGTTTTCATTTGTATCTCCCTCTGTGATGTCAGCTCGTGCTGACACCAATCACAATAGGGACATTTGATCGATAGCGCAAGTCTAACGAGAGAAATATTTGGTTGGCGTACATCCACAGGCTTCTGGCTGATAGCGATTGATGTGTCAGCAGATCGCTGACAGTACATATCTGGAGGCACACATGGAGCAAGACTCGCTCTTCGACCATCTGGCTCGTGCGTCAGATCCGTGGACATCGCACGAGGCAGCACGCACAGTCAATCGACAACTGACAGAGACCCATGTCTGGGTGCTGGGCTGGCTACGTCACCACGGGCCATCCACGGATGATGGCATCGCCACAGCGATGGTGGATGCTGGCATCAGCAAACGACACGAACAGGCACGACGCATCGTCCGCACCCTGCGAGAGGAGCACCGGCTCATCGTCCCATATCTCGATGAGCATGGAGAGCAAGCAGCGCAGCGCAACCAGTCTGGGCGACTGGCACTCCTCTGGCGAGTGGCAGTCCTCGGTAACCACAACCACACCTCGGAGGTGAACAATGGCTAAGAGCCAACCAGTATCAATCAGCCAGATCATGTCAGCGCACGAGCGAGGACTGATCGATGACCGTGAGCGTCAGATCCTACTGATGAGGATCCCACCCATCGATGGGAAGCGTCTCACACAGGCAGCGATCGGAGAGACACTAGGGATCTCTGGAGCGTGGGTCTGTCAGCTGGAGTCACGAGCACGCATCGCTATCGAACGAGCGACAGATCTCAATGAGCGTGTTGGAGAGATCGCTGTCATCGCACAGCCAGTCGACTCAGAGCCTGCGCCACAGTCGACCAAGCGTCGCTCGTGGCTGTCTCGCTGGAGGCTGACACGATGAGCACCAACGATCCCACCGCTATCGCCAAACTGTGGATATCGCAGATGGATGAACGCCTTGCATGGCTCGACAGCCAGATCGAGGACTGTGACAACAAGACTCTGATCCCCATGCTGGTCGCACTACAGCAGCGTCACAAACGTCTAGGCGAGTACATCAAAGAGATGCAGAGCCAGATCGCTCGCACCATGCTCAGCGCAGACACCAAGAGTGGGACAGTCCCCGGGTGGGACGACACGACTCTGCATGTCGATGCCAAACGTAGTCCACGGCGCACAGGCATCCAGCGAGATGATCTGATCGCTGCAGTAGATCGTGCTGCCCAGAGCGACGAACTTCGTGTCGACACGACTACTGGTGAGGTCCTGGAACTCGCAGATGTACGGCTACGGCTCACACGCTCAGCATTCAGACTGGAGCCTCGCTGGAGCGAGCTTCGCAAACTCGGCATTGAGAGTGACGAATACTCGACCACAGAGTGGATCGACAGCGTCGATATCAAGGAGACAAAGGAACTATGACAAATCTCGTACCACACACCACCCACCATCCACACGCTGTGACCTTCGACGACATCCTCCGACAGGCAGATGTCCTCGCCCAGTCACGAATCATCCCAGCCGCATATCGCAATCGTGCGCCAGATGTCGTCGCTGCTGGTCTCGCTGGTCTCTCGTTTGGCTGGGATGTGATGACCAGCCTGCGTAACTACCATGTGATCGAAGGGACAGCGAGCCTGCGACCAGAGGCGATGCTTGGACTCGTGCGTCGTGCTGGACACTCAGTCACGCTCACTCTCCGCAGTGGCGATGAGGGTCGTGAGGCTGTCGCACACGGTCGACGAGCAGATACTGGAGATGAGCACACTGCGATCTTCTCGCAGGCTGACGCTCAGAAGGCTGGTCTCGCCAAGAAGAAGAACTGGGAGCAGTACTTGGACTCCATGCTCACCTGGCGTGCAGTCTCATCGCTCTGCCGGGTTCTGTACCCAGATGTCGTACTAGGTGCTGGATATGCCCCAGAGGAGATCGGCGCAGACGTAGATCAAACTGGAGCACCAGTCGAGGACGACCCATTCAGCGATCCCATGATCCCCATCCCAGAAGCCAAGAGGCGAGTGCTCACAGCCTGCGATGGTGACAAAGATGAGGCACGACGCTGGTGGGAATCACAGACAGATCTCCCATCGCCAGATGGCATCAGAGAATCCCAGCTAGACATCCTGATCGCTCAGATCGACAGCGACAGGATTCAGGATGCTGATGTCATTAGCGAGATCCCTCGCTGTGCAGAGTGCGACGCAGACCTCGCTATCCACGAGATCGACATCTGTGGTACATGCTCCAGCGTCGATCCTCAGACGCTGATGGAGGTGGCTGATGCCTGACTCATCGACCACAGAGCGACCCATACTCAAATGGGAGACCGCTGTCCACAGCGAGACACATACCTTCTCCATGTCGTTCGGCTACATGGATGGAGAGGCAACTGCTGCAGTATGGGACGACGCACAGCCAGAGCGCATGGTGTTCATCCCAGCACAGATCATGGTCATCGCTCTGCAGCAGGGCTGGATCCCACAGCCAGTCTGATCGAGAGGCAGGGCTGGCACAGGGTAATAGTGCCACGCCCTGCCTCGTCTGACGCTGGAGGCTACGCCAGACCAGCGCATCGTAACACTTGTCCACAAGGTCGAGATGTACTCTCACGCCTTGACATCGGAGGCTCTATGGCACGCTCATATGGGAAGATCTCGTCATCTATCTGGACTGACGACGACTTCCGTGCGCTACCAAACGCACACACACAACTGCTCTATCTATCACTCATCTCACAGCCTGATCTGTCAGCCTGTGGACGGCTCAGTATCGCTCTTCGTCGATGGGCGACAGGCATCTCTGGCTCGGACAGCGACATGATCCAAGCATCGATCTGCGATCTAGCTGATGCAGAGTTCATCATGGTCGACTGGGACACAGACGAGATCGTCATCAGATCGTTTATCAAACACGACGCTGGCATCAATAATCCTCGCAGACTCGCAGCGATCACGAACGCTGTACACGAGATCGCATCATCTGGGCTACGCACAGCACTACTCGATCTGTACCCAGAGGTCTGGCCTCCAGATCCACCACAGATACGAGACTCGTTCGACACTCGTTCGACGAACGAGACACGAACACGCACCGAACCAAATCAGCAAGCCCTAACAGTGAACCGTGAACAGCAGCAGCCAGCAGATCTCCCAGAGCCTGCTGCTGCCGCACTTGATATCTATGTCTCACACAGGCTCGCCACAGAGAGAGACATCAGATCGCCTCAGAGATATGGGGAGCACATACGCCAGATGGAGATGGCATCACATCTCGATGCGCTACTCAGAGTCGCAGACGATGACAGTCCACGGGACATCGCTGGCAGAGTTCTTGGGATGACCAGCGACCAGATCATCCAAGGAATGGCAGCACTACAGAGGAGCACGACATGACAGAGATCGAAGCGGTCGACCTTGCAGCACGCATCGCAAACACCTGGCGATCCGGGCCACCAGCGTCAGTCTGGGAGGAGGAGCTGATCGATCTCGACGCTGGACAGGCTGGCACAGCGTTCGTACGGCTCAGACGCACATCGACCAGAGCAGTCTCCATCGCAGAGTTCTACGACACCTACAGAGCCGTGCGACCTACTGATGCGTCCACACCCCGTGACGAGTGCGCCATGTGCGACACATCTGGCTGGATCTACACGACCCCGTATGTCGTCAAACGTGGAGAGCGAGACATCGAGTACACCCAGGTGCGCCCATGCTCATGCTCTACTGGGCAGCAGATGGCACAGTCGTCTGTGTGGACGAAGCGAACCAAGTGAAACGATCACCACTCAATCGTCGAACACCACTCCAGAGTGGAGCACCTCTGCAGCGTCGCACACGACTCCGTCCTGTGTCGGACAAGCGTCGTGCGATCCAGCGTCAGCGCAGAGAACTCGTCGATCGAGTTCTGACCACACGACCTCGCTGTGAGGTGGGCGACATCATCAGAGGCACAGACAGGATCCACCCATGCCATATCTGGGCGACAGATGTGCATGAGCCTCTGACGAGAGCCAGAGGTGGATCCATCATCGACGAGGACAACACGCTCAGCGTCTGTCGCTCATGCCATGACTGGATCCACCACCATCCATCTGAGGCTCAGATGCTAGGACTGCTCAGATCGCAGTATGGGCGCAACAACGACTAGAGCCACCCATCTCTGGGTGGCTCTGTCAGTCGACGATGCGTCAGCGTGTCACCATGTCTGGCACATAGCATCTCCTCTGCTGTGTGCGACACAGCACCCCACAGTCCCAGCCTCGCATGGCTCGTCCTCGCCACGCTCGCTCTCATCTACATACAGCGTGGTCTCTGCTCTGAGGACACTCAGTCGATACCTCGCTGTCGTCAGATGCAGACGCAGTTGCTTCGCCTCTGCGTTGGTGTGGGACTCCATGCAGAGTCGATCCATGATGCGATCCTCCTCTGCCTCATAGTGAGCGATCTGCTCTGCGATGGAGCGAGGATCTGTGCGCCAGACTGGAGTCTTCACGATGCCACTCCACGCACAGCACAGTTGCCATACTCATCGACTCCAGCGTTGACACCCATCACGACGAGTTGTCCAGCGACGACTCGCACATCCTCCACCAGAGCATCCACAGCCTTGTCGTTGTAGGTCAGCCAAGGGATACTCCAGCCATTGCACATCTCTGGATGGTGCGCCTCATAGTGAGCGAGATCACGCAGAGGCTTGGTGCGATCCCCACCCTCTGCGAATGGTGCTTGGTCGACGTAGATCCACTCGCCACACTCTGCACATTGCTTGGCTGTGTATGGCTCAGCGAGGATGCGAGGCTGACCATCGTCTGACTGCTGAGCGAGCCACGACCTCTGTGTCCCAGCCTTGGCATCTGCGAGCGTCGACCAGCCCTCACCAGCCCACGATCCCAGCGTCTGCGTTTCGATGTGCCACTCTCGCTGGATCCAATAGCCTCGCTCAATCTGATCTATGACCAGTTCGACCTCGCCATCGAGTTCGTCGCTCCACGGCTGATCTCTCACCAGCCCTGTGCCATACAGTCCTGGCATGATCCGCTTGTACTTGATCTGGTAGTGAGTCGTCATTTGTATCTCCCTCTGTTCTGGTCGCCTCGTGGCGACACACATAAAGGTAATGCAGCGGCCACCAGATTGCAACCACTATCTCGTATTTGGTGAGATAGTTGACATCGCTATCTGATGTCTGTACCTTTAGAGATGTCAGCACACAGGCTGGCACGACAGAGGGAGATACACATGAACACAGACACGATCACCACCAGCACCTGGATCGATCCAGAGTACGGCTCCTACATCACGATGGCGCAGGATCCACAGTCAGGAGCGATGTATCCACTCACAGACTGCTGTGGAGCATCAGCGACTGGATCGATGGGAGGCACAGCGTGTCGCTCGTGCTACGCAGAGATCCCATCCCACTATGGGATGTGGTTTGAGAACGCTCTGGAAGCCATCCAGCGTGGCTACGTCCCATCGACAGATCTAGTGGAGCAGAACGAACTCCAGACGCTGATCCTCGCTCCAGAGTCCAAGGGCAAGTTCGCTCTGGTGGGGACACCTACTCGCAAGGGCTGGAGGCTTCAATGTGGATGGATCGACAGCGTCCACACAGACGACTGGGACTGGGACAACGACTGCGAGATGCCAGAGGGTGCTGGCGACGAGTACCTCTACTTCACAGATGGTCTGATGGGCATCACCCCACAGTCACACATGGGTATCCCCACACAGCACCTCGTCGATGCTCAGACTGAGACATGGGGAGTGTACGTCCTCCAGATCAGCGATCATGCCATCGACCAGCAGTCAGTCATCTTGCACAACGAGCCTCTGTACACCTACTGATCCAGTCGATCTGACTCGTCCAGAGCCACCAGTCCTCGCTGGGCTGGTGGCTCTGTCAGTTATGCGATCAGCGTGTCATGTAGCGCACGTTGGCTGACAGCGTCCTCAGAGCGTCGATCTGTGAACGCAGAGAGGTCAGCATCTGCTGACACGCTCGCTCTCTGGTCTCCAGCAGTCGCCACTCTCTGTACTGTGTGGATGCTCTCAGATGAGCCACAGCCTCCCTCGCTGCCACAGTCGACTTGCTCCCTTGTTCGATCAGCGCACGACTGTGAGCGTACTTGTAGTCAGCCTCCGCAGATGCTCTCTGCTCAGAGACCTCTCTGTAGTCATCTAGCGTCCTGTCCATCTGATCGCAGAGACGCAGGATGCGCTCCTCGATCTCCCCTTGTGAGATCACCTCACTCAGCATCGTCACGATCCTCCACGATCACCAGCTCCAGACCATCTCGCCCACAGATCCTCACAGCCTCAAAGGTCAGCGACACGAGATGACGAGGATCATCATCGTCGAGCACGCCAGCGTCGACCAGCCCATCGATGGCTGCCTTCACAGCCGGGTAGCAGGCAGCGACATCTGATGTCCAGCGTCGACTACGAGCCAGAGGTGTAGCGATCACACGCACTCGATGGAGATGAGGGATGCGCTCAGCCCTGGCGAGCCAGCCCCATGTCTCACGCCACGACCTCACCATCTGAGCACGTTTCATGTGATGCCATCTGCGCTCAGCGTTCGCTGTCCAGGGTCGCTCTGAGTGAGTGAGTGTCCACGAGCGAGCCATTTCCAGATCGTAACCGCTCAGCCTGTGGGCATCACAACAGCACTACAGAGCAGATCTCACCCTAGTGATCTACTATCCACAAGGATCACCACATAGTGTGCGTCACCTATGACAACACAAACAGAGACAGCCACGGCTGACTACAACCGCTACACACGAGATCCAGTCGTCGACGACGACGGCATCCTCACATACAGCGACCCGACAGTCGACCAGTATCCACGCCGGTACACCACACAGTGGAACGATCCAGAGTGGAGACTCAACTGGCTGGGCGGCATCAGCGATGAGGAGCTGGACACCATGTCGCACAGAGAGAGAGGCGCACGCCTCCCTGCGTACTGGATGATGAACGGGATCGCCCACTACGGCAAACGTGCTGAGCATTACATCCTCGGCTCAGAGATACTGGCAGAGGCTGGGATCCGTCGCCAGATGTCACAGCACGAGACTGTCGCTCTCGGCTCAGTCGTCGCATCGATGCTGGAGCGTCGACATGGATGAGATCTGGGACTGGCGGCAGACTCGCAACAAGTTCAGAGACGAGTTCCAGGACCTCCACAGCAAGCGTCGCTCAGCGTGGAACATCTCACCGAATCTGCTCACACAGGATGTGCTCGGCACATTCTCATTTGAGCGAGGTCTCGATGTGGAGGTATCCACAGGCACCTTCCCAGATCTCGGAGTGCGTCCACGCACAGAGCATCGGATCTATGGGATCAGCCTGCGCCTACGACCCACAGACAAACGCAGCGATGCAGTTCTGGAGGAGCAGATCAAGGATCTCCGCAAGCTCATCAGAGATGACGAGCTGACAGACGAGATGAGTCTGCGTGACCACTTCGATCAGATCGTACTGGAGGCACAGAGGATCCTCCATGCTCACACCTAATCCACAACCACATGGCTGTACCGTCAGCCACCTACCTGAGAGGACACTATGAGTACAAACCCCACCCACCGCTTCTCTATCACAGAGACTGCCCAGCCCGGAGGTGGCTGGCTCTGCCACCACACGAGCAGCACACCTATGCCATCAGATCCGTTCGCTGATCCGCAGCGAGGCACATACCTGGCATTCCGCACCCTCGCCCACGCACGCACCTACATCGCCTCTGTCGTACAGATCGAGAAGCGAGTACGGCTCGTCAAGCACAGCGACACCTATTACACCTACGAGAAATGAGAGTTCTCTCTCTGTTCTCTGGAGCCGGTGGTATGGACATCGGACTCCACGCAGCAGGCCACACACTCGTGGGTCTCTGCGAGATCGACCCTGTAGCACGAGAGGTGCTACGCCACCATTGGCCTGATACGCCAATCCACGAAGATGTAACGACACTAGATGGGAGCGAATATCGTGGACGAGTTGACATTGTTTGCGGAGGATCCCCCTGCCAAGATCTCTCCCTTGCTGGACGCCGTGCAGGACTGGACGGTCAGCGATCATCCCTCTTCTGGCACCAGTGTCGCATCGCTGCTGAAGCGGATGCCTCTTGGATTCTCTGGGAAAACGTCCCTGGTGCTTTGTCCTCGAACGGTGGCAGAGACTTTGCCTCCGTGCTGTGGGGACTTACTAACTACCGACCAGCAGTGCCCAAGGACGGGTGGCGATCCACAGGAGTGTGTGTCGGCGATGAGTACACCGCCGTCTGGAGGGTGCTTGACGCTCAACACTTCGGAGTTCCCCAGCGACGCAAGCGCATCTTCGTTGTCCGCGGTCCTAGAGAGTCATGCGGCATCGAGATACTTGTTGAGCGCGAGAGCAGCCCTTGGGATTCTGCGCCGGTCAGAGCGCAAAGGTCGCAGCCTGCCACCGCTACTCAAACAGGCTCTAGACATGGTGGCATCGACAGCGACTCCAGAGGACATACGTCAGATGGAGATCAGCGTGGAGAGAGCGCAGCAGGCTCAACGAGATCTGATGGAGGATCTGGACGACGAGGAGATGGAGGATCTGGACGACGAGCTGGGGACTCTCTGGTAGATGACTCACAGATAGAGATCGCCAGCACACTCAAAGCGAGAGACTGGAAGGGTGTCGGCTTCCACGAGGACAGCACGAAACTGGTAATCACAGAGGCTCCAGATGATCCTGTGCCGTTCGTAAAGACTCGACGAGCGCAGACCTCCACAGATGTCGAGGGATGGGACGAGGGACGACCAGCACCTACCATCACAGCGTTCGATCAGGGTGACACACGCACCACAGTCGCTGTCGTCCACGCAGAGTACGAGATCATTGAGGAGGCTCTTCCAGATGTCGCTCCACCTCTGATGGCAGAGGATGGTCGACTCCAGATGACTGACGACCAGTCGATCAAACAGAACCGCCATATTGTGATGCGTCGCACAGATCAGATCTCGCACGAGATGGATGATCCTGTCCTCATTGAGTTCCAGCGTCGTGACGACATCCCACAGGCAGCAGATATCTCGCCCACTCTCACGAGCAATATCGGTAACACGATCACGAACGTCCCTCTGGTAGGAGAGGCGGTGCTGTTTGATGGCTCACGATTTGGTGATCCCAGACTCTATGAGGATGTCTCACCCACACTCGTGACTCGCATGGGTACAGGTGGGAACAACGTCCCGTGGGTCGTGCAGCCAGAGGTCACAGATGACTGATGATGGGATCCCAGTCCTGGACTGCTTTGGTAATGCGTTCTCTGTAGGAGATGGCATCTCTCCACCAGTACGCACAGAGGCAGCGAAGCAGCAGGGACCGATGATCCCATGTCAGATCGATGGATCACCAGTCGCTGCCACCTTGCGAGGATTTGGGCATGGCTGGCAGGGACAGCACTGGTCGACGAACTCAGTCGCTGTTGAGATCACAGACAGTCAGCCTCTGGGGTTCCTCACATCAGCAGGCACATTCTCCGTCGACCCAGTCGTCGACGGATCACCCACAGTCCGCACGACGGGATGTGTGGGTGTCGTAGAGATCATCACAGAGGAGACACACATGACAGATCACACCACCCTCGCAGTACGCAGGCTCACACCACGAGAGTGCGAGCGGCTAATGGGATGGCCGGATGACTGGACACGCTACGGCGACGATGGTCGAGAACTAGGCGACACTCACCGCTACCGGATGTGTGGCAATGGTGTTGTGTCAGATGTCGCTGAGTGGATAGGTCGCAGGCTCCCAGATGTAGCTGGAGGCACAGATGACTGACAGCGAGTGGATCACACATGCAGCAAACCGGGGAGAGGTACTGGTGGAGCGTGACGGCTCCCATATCGCAGCGACGCTGATCGCATGGAAACCTCACAACAATCGTGGATCACGCAGACAGATCGCCAGAGTCCAGTTCGTATCAGGCTCACAGGCCAGCATCCCCATCGCCCGGATCTCTCTACGGGAGATGACCCATGTCGAGTGACATCGTCGACTGGCTCATCGCCTACGACCTGCACCCATCGAGAGATCAGCACAGATCCTCACGGCTGGTAGAGGCAGCAGACGAGATCGTCAGCCTACGTCAGAGCCTGCTGGAGGCACAGCATCGTCTCCGCACGATCTCAGAAACAGCCAGCACATGACATCTGGAGGACATCATGGCTGATATCGCACTCACTCTCTGTATCTCTGTGATCGCTCTCGCAGCGATCAGACGCATCAGATACGCCTATCAGCAGACAGTAGGCGTGAGGTATGTCTGTCTCAACGAGGAGCATTGTGGATGCCCAGACTGCGACCCAGACGATCTCGACATCGACGACCGCATGTTCGTCGCACGAGCCGTGCTGGACCAGGTGGAGACACGACTAGAGATCCTCGGATCAGAACGCAAACAGGATCCGCTGCTGGAGGACTGCCGGGATCTCATCGAACGACTGATGTGGACACCATCCACAGAGGAGCAGCGCAGAGCCTGCGACTGGCGAGAGTTCTGGTGGACACTCATCGGTATCGACCGTGACGGCCACTACTGGATGCCTGCGCCGCATCTCGAACCGTCTGCACACGAGTGTGTGCGCTGTCATCGAGTGACAATGGACTGGATGCAGTCATCGATCTGACACATCATCGGTTGCGTCTGCGACGTTTCTCATCGAACCGTTGACGCTCAGTCATACCGCCCCACACTCCCCAGTGCTGGTGCGCCTCCAGCGCATACTCCAGACACTCTGATCTGACTGGACACTCACGACAGGTCGCTAGAGCCTGCGTGGGACGGCGACCAGATTTGGGATAGAAGATCTCGATATCCATCGACTTGCACGCAGCATCATCAGCCCAGTCACCTAGTGGCACACCTACTTGTGGCAGTTGTAGGTGGCTGTTATCCATCTCCACACCATAACTGCGGAGGTGTGTTACCTGTGGTTCAGCCACATAACACACAGCATTTCTGGTTAGATGGAGCGCATGACCACAGCATTTGAGCAGGTATCAGTCGATCAGCTAGTACCTCACCCAGACAATCCGCGTATCGGAGATGTCGACCGTATCGCTCTCTCCATCGAGACCAATGGCTGGTATGGCTCAGTCGTCGCACAGAAATCCACAGGCTACGTCCTCGCAGGCAACCATCGTCTGCTCGCAGCACGCCAGATCGGTATGGAGGCAGTCCCCGTGTACTGGGTCGATGTCGACGACCAGACAGCACGACGCATCCTGCTGGCTGACAACCGCCTGTCAGACATCGCCTCATACAACGATCAGGCTCTGCTCGCTCTGCTTCAGGAGGTCGCAGCGACCGACGAGCTAGACAGCGCAGGCTACACAGATGACGATCTCATCGATCTTGTCACCGCGGTGGCAGATGACATCCCAGATCCACGAGGAGATGAGATTCTGGGAGGACCGACACTCGCAGACAGGTTCCTCATCCCACCATTTAGCGTGCTGGACTCACGCTCTGGCACATGGCTGGCACGCAAACACCTGTGGCAAGACCGTGGACTGGTCGATACAGAAGCCCGCGACGAGGGACTGACGATGAGCGCAGCCGCGAAACACAACGACTACTACGAGCACAAAGCCCGGGTGGAGCAGGCTCTGGGACGCACTCTCACACCAGACGAGGCAGCCCCATATCTGGACAAGATGGAGGACAACGAGCTGGCAAAGACTGGCACGAGCGCATTTGATCCCGTTCTCGCAGAGTTGATGATCTCGTGGTACTCCCCGGCAGATGGTCGTGTGCTCGACCCGTTCGCTGGTGGACCGACGAGAGGTCTCGTCGCAGCGACTCTAGGCAGACAGTATGTGGGGATCGATCTACGTCCAGAACAGGTCGATAGCAACGTCCAGCAGGCTCGCAGGATGCTCACAGACTCAGCCGACGCAGCAGAGTCTGAGCCGGACGACATCTCACCGATCGAGCATCACGACGGCCTGTGGATAAAGCGGGACGATCTGTTTGTGCTCGCAGGCTCCGCGGGAGGCAAGGTGCGCTCGTGCTGGCATCTAGCGACCCAGCGGACTGCACGAGGTCTCATCACAGCAGGCTCCCGACACAGCCCACAGGCCAACATCGTGGCTGGTATCGCACGCAGGCTGGGGATCCCATGCCGGATACACACCTCTGCTGGAGCTGATACACCAGAACTCGCAGCAGCGAGAGCCAACGGCGCAGAGATCATCCAGCACAGCCCCGGCTACAACACCGTCATCGTCGCTAGAGCACGGGAGGATGCACAGGATCTGGAGGCAGACGGCTGGGTACATATCCCGTTCGGCATGGAACATGAGGCAGCAGTCACCCAGACAGCGACCCAGGTGGTCAACATCCCAGACGAGGTCGAGCGCATCGTCGTCCCAGTCGGATCTGGCATGTCGCTCGCAGGCATCCTCCACGGTCTCGCAGCGACAGATCGAGAC